AGGTCTTCACCGGTGATGTCACGGTAAATCTTTTCGATCTTCTCCCAGTCGGGCTTGAAGACCTTGGACCACAGATCGAAGCGCGAGCACGCCGCAATGATCTTCTCGCGATCCTTCTTGTTCTCCGTGTCCGTCTCGGGGTTGTTGACCTCAATCGGGGTACGGTCGAGCGGCATCACCGTCCACTCCGTATTGTCCTTTCCGCTACCTTCCTTGCGGACACGGAAGTCACGGCCCTTCACCGGATCGGTGACATCCTCGCCGTCATCCTCGTCGAGCATGCGGTTCATAATCACCTGATACACCGTGCGCGGAGCGTGGAAGACCTTGATCGTCGGACGATCCGGGGTGCCGGGATCTTCGCGGTCGATGAGCGCCATCCAATACTTCGTCGAGCCATTGCAGGTCTCGCGGAGCGCCTTCACCTCCTCCTTCGAGGCACCTTCGGCGAGGTTCGCGAACGCATCCTTGATGGGGCAGGCGTAGGGCTTGCCGGTGGTCGGGTCGGTCCAAGTCTCAAGCGAGGTGGCACCGATACGCAGACCACGATGGAAGAACTCATGGACGGTGATGCCGGGAACATCGTCGCGGATCGGGATGAACCGGAAACGCCCCTTGCTGAAGTCCTTGTTGGAGATGGTGCCGCCACTGCTCATAGTCTTCTTCTGAGCGAGCAAGCGGGCCTTGAGGGCGGGGGAGATAGCCATGGTTGGCTCCTTGTTGTCTAGCCTGTTGTTGTGCCTTAGCGGTCGGATGACCTAGCGGCGTTCCAGGCGTGGTTGTTGTTATCGGCCTCAGTCAAGCGACGCAAGAGGTAGATTCTATGTTCTACGGAATCGCGCATCGCTTTGATAAGACCATACTGCTGTTTAGTAGTATGCAACTTCGTTCTGGCGGCGAGCACTTCGTCGTCGAGGTCGAGGTCGGCACGAAGTTGGGCTTCGGTCGGAAAGTCGTCAGTCTGCTCATTGCGATACTTCCTGTATCGGATGTACCACTCCGATTCGACCTTCTTCGTCTTCAACTCCTGTACGCGAACGGCATGCAAAGCACGCTCGGCTTGATACGCCCAAAATGCGAGTTGAGCCGGCCCTTTCGTCGCGGCCTCACGCACAGCATCAGGATCGGTTGGAAACAGGAGTTCGGTCTCCATTCGGAACGCGACCTTCGACCCATTCTCAAGCCGCACTTCAATCGCAGCCAACTCGCGAAGCAAGTCGGCCGAAGACGCGAGTGCGGGGTCGTCAGCGACGATGTTGACATCGCTTCGAGTAGGCTTCGACGGAACTCGCTTGGAGGGCGGTCTAGGCGGAGGAGGTGTCATATCACGCCGCTTTCTTGCAGACAAGTTCCCACAACTCGTCGATGTTGTACGGATCGCGTGCCATCATCTTCCCATCCTTGTCAGGAGTCCACAGTTCCGTAGTCGGCCGCTTGCCGGACAGAATCAGATTCGGGTCAAACGCGACGAGGCTACCCCAGTTCGCTCCGACATCCAGTTCAGCAACGATGGGGCACTTCAACCATGACCAGTCGATCCCCGGCATGATGAGGTCGGAGCGTTTGTCGATGGTCTCCATGATCTCCTTCGCGAGCACTGACACTTCCATGAACTCATCGACATGGCAGTCGAAGATAATGGAGTCGTGAACAGTAAGGATCACACGGCTCCGTAGTCCACGCCGTTCGATCTCCTCGCAGATTAGGACAAGCGACATCAGCGTCATGTCCGACGCGCCGGACTGGATAGGGAAGTTGACGGACTGGCGGAGAGCGCGTGAGACCAGTTCGTTGTTGTCACTGAAGACTTCAGGTACGCGACGCCGCCGGCCGGTGAAGGATTCGAGGTAGCCCTTCCGGCGAACATCTTCCATGAGGCGGTCGATGCCGCGTCGCAGTGCGGGGCGCTTCTCGAAGTAGACATCAATGAGTTCCTGGCACTCGTCGAGGGTCAGGAAGACGCCATCCTTCTTCAGCGTTGACTGAAGGGCCGGGGCACCGCCACCGTAGAGCACGCCGAAGTTCACACGCTTTGCGCGGGTACGCCAACCTTTCTTGATCTTACCGTCCAGAGCCGCGAAGTCGTCTGGCGACAACTTGCTAATCGCGATGGCGGTCAGCGTGTGGAGGTCGTCGCCACGGACATAGGCGTCGATCATCGAAGGTTCGTTGAAGTACGACGCCGCGACGCGAAGTTCGATCTGTGAGTAGTCGATCTGGACCAGCACGCCTTCATCACCAAAGGCACTGATGTACCCTTTCTTGATCGACCCCCCATCCTTGTTGGGGATGTTCTGAAGGTTCGGATCAACGGAGGAGAGCCGGCCGGTCTTCGTGCCCTGCGGCATGAATGAACCGTGGATGTTCTTGTCGTCATCCAACTTCGTCAGCAACGCCTGAACGAATGTCCCGTTCAGAGTCTCAGCATCGCGATACTTCAACATCAGTTTCGCGAGTTCGTTACCTTGACGGTCGTGTTCATGGAGAACATCGGCCTTCACAGAGAAGAAGTTCCACTCGCGGTTCTTTATCGCATCGTCAATGACATCTGACCACTTCAGTTTCTTCGTGGCAGGCTTGCCTTCATTCCATTTCTTCTGCCGCTCAAGAAACCGGTCGAAGCCGGCGTCGGTGAGTTCTGCGGGCTTCAGTTTGTAGTAGTCGTAGAGAAGCGATCTGACCTGATCGTCGCTTCCGGGGTTGAACTCGAAACTGACCTTGGCCTTGCCCTGTTCAGTCTTCCGCTTCGCACGCTCTTTCGCGAGACGATCTGCAACGAACTGACGAACCTGCGGAACTTTGTTGATGTCCGTCTTGATCTGCGCCATCTCTGCCCGCGTCTTACGGTCAATGGTGTGCGCGACATCTTGATTGATGCGAGCGCCGACGAACTCCATTTTGGCCAGTGAGCGGGATAGACGCGGGAAGAAGTCGAACGCGAGGTGTTGGAAGCGGTCGTTGTTGACGAACTCGTCTTCATTGCTGAGACCGTGATACGCCCGAATGGTCTGGTCGGCGTCATGGCCCGCGTACTTGAACAGAATGTCGCCGGGGATGTTGGCGTACGATCCATCACGCTCGGGGTCGGCCTCGGGGTGCGCGTCCTTGTAGTCGTCGAGTTCCTTTTCGTACCCGCCGCAGTCGGAGTAGGCGTAGGCAAGTTGCTTCAATCCGTGCGTGCCCTGTCGCTCATCCAAGGTGAGGTGAATGAGCATCGTGTCGCGAACATTGACCGGCCACACGCCAAGCGATGCGAAGATATGCTTGTCGTCGAACTTCCCATTCTGCGCCACTTTCTGACAAGGATGCTCGAAGAACTTCACGAGAGCCTTGATGATCCGCGCACGCTCATCGCCAGCACCTTTGTTGACGGCTGCGATGACTGGATTCCACGGACTGTCGGCGTGGTCGAATGGAATGACGAACGAAGTACCAGACTTGTTGGAAAACGAAAAGCAGAGCAAACGGGGGAAACGAGTCTGCCACCAGTTCAGCGATCCGGTTTCGGTATCGAACGCGACGACCTCGCCGGACTCTGCGAAGTCGCGAAGCGTGGCCTCTACTTCCTGCAACGATGATGCGACCGTTACTTCGCCCATGCCGCCCTTGCCGACATGGCGGCCAGCGATGAGTTCATTGACCGTGCTCAATGCCGATATGAAGCGGTCAAACTCATGGTCGTAGTACAGGACATAGCCGGGAGCGAAGCAAGCGACGACCTTGACCTCCTCGAACCCAGGAAGGATGCAGTCGAAGATGCGACCGTTGAAGATGTTGATGCCGGACTGTCCGGTCAGGTGCTCCAGTGCGATACCGCCCAGCGCGACGATGACCTGCGGCTTGCGAGCCGTGATCTCGCGGAGCAGTTGAGGTGAGCACGCCTGCTTGTCCGTCTTCGTCGGCGACTTGCCGGCCGGCAGGTTGCAGCGGACGACATAGGTGTACCCGACGCGGCTTTCGGTGACTTCGGTGATTACCTCTTTCACCGCTTTCTTCAGCATGCCGCCTGGACCTCCGGCATTGACGGCGGCCTGCTTGTCCTCATGGGGGTTTGGCGACTCAGCGACAAACAGTACATCCACTTCCGTCCACGACTCTTGCAGACAACGCGACCGGACGAGGTGGCCTTCGCGCATCTTCGACCGAATCTTCTCGGCGTCGCGGGCGTAGTCGGCGGCGAACTTGTTGAAGTCTGGCGACCATGTGAGGAGCGGGCAGTAGAGGCACCCCGACTTGTCGCCAGAGCATGCCGGCTTGACGACGGGGCGCGACGATCCGATTGGTGCGGCGTCAGGCGTTACCGGCTTCGCGACGCTGGTGGGTGCTGCCGGCTTGGGCGGGGCCTTCGGGCGGGGCGGTGTGGGGCGAGGAGGTGCTGAGGTGGTCATGGATTTACACAGCGTCAATGCGGACGGGGGACGGGCGGACCTTCACGGGAGCAGGCTGGCGGGATGGCGAGAGGCGCAACGGGGCCTTCGCGGTATGCAGGCTGCACGGCAGAAAGTCACCACAGCGCCGGCACTCCGATTCGACGGGCAGGCACTTTCCGAAGCATGGCGGATGCTGAACTGACGGCATGTAGTCCTCCTGGGTATAAGGAAGGCCGGAGGGGTCTCCTCCGGCCTCTGCTTCAGGTCACTCGACCCCGGCACCGACACCGAACCGGAGCAGGGTGGCGTACGCCAACCCTTCAATCGCGGCCCGCCGCTCAAGCGACTTGACATCATGCGCGGCCTCAGTGATGCCGTTCACGAAGTCCCAGGCGACGACATGCTCGTCATCGCGACCGAACTGTTGCGCGGTCTTCACCGCACCTTCGAGCATGAGCTTCTCAAGTGTCGGGCCGCCGCCGTTCTTCGTATCACTGACAAACCGGCGCATCTGAAGAACATCAGCCGCGCACAGATACCGCTTCGCGGACTGCTGCATGAGCGGAAGTAGCGAAGTCGCCTTGGAGACCGACTTCACGACCGCTTTCATCGTCAGCATCTCAACATCGCCACGATGCAAGATGCGCTGAATCGCCCCGCGTTCCGTACGGCGCATGCCGTTGGTGCAGACCAGACGCTCATTGTACTCGGTGACAGTGGCCGACCCGTCACCATTGATGGCATTGCACGCCTCCACGCCGAACCGAACGATGTCGCCTTTCTGGACCTCGACGCGATTTATGTCATCAACCGCAGTCAGACGCATGTT